TCTTGGAAAAGAGTTAGATACCAAGTTACAAACTATTTTATTGGATTTGTCTGATTACACTCCTATTGGCTTTAATCCTGACTCTACAAAACATAAACAACAGTTTTTGTTTAATAAGAAGCGTGAGGGTGGTTTAGCCCTTAAACCACACAAGACCACGGCTACAGGGCAACCATCTGTAGACGAAGAGAGTCTCAAGTTTTTAGAGCACAAGCACCCTGCTCTTACAATGCTCTTAGGTTGGGCTGAAACTAAAAAACTTAAATCAACTTATGTTGATGGTCTTATCCCTCAGTTGAACCAGGGTCGCCTACACCCATCATTTCACCTTCACCGAACAGCCACTGGTCGCTTGTCATCTTCTGGACCCAACCTTCAAAACATCCCTCGTGAATCAAGTATTCGCAGTCTGTTTGTTGCTCCTGAAGGTCAAACTATGTTGGTTGCCGACTATGACCAGATTGAACTACGGGTAATGGCAATGTTTTCCCAAGACAAAGAATTACTTAAAGTTTTTAACAACAACATTGACATTCACACTGGTGCGGCTGCCCTACTCTTTGGCAAGTCAATAGAAGACGTAACAAGTGAGGAACGCCAGATTGGTAAGGGAGTTAACTTTCTAACGGCTTATGGAGGTGGCGCTGGTAAGTTGGCACGCACCACTGGTATCTCCTTTGAGCAAGCCCAACATATGATTCAGGAGTATTACCGCCAATTCTCAGGTCTTACTGAATGGAAGCAGAAGGTAGTTGCACAGGGACGTAGGCTTGGTTACGTTGAAACCATCACAGGGAGGCGTAGAAGGCTTCCTGACCTCCTTTCCGTCAACTCAGAGTTTAGGTCCCGTGCAGAGCGCCAAGCCGTTAATGCGGTGGTTCAGGGTTCAGCAGCAGACCTTTGTAAGCAGGCTATGATTGACATTGACCGAGCCTTTAAGGGGACTAACTTAAAAGTCCTTGTTCAGGTTCATGACGAACTAATAGCAGTTGCTCCAATAGAAGAGGCAGTAGAAATGAAAGAATTGTTTATGAAGGCAATGGGGCATAATACTATTATCCAAGGTGTTCCTCTTCGTGTGTCCTGTGACATGGCAAGTACCTGGGCGGAGGCAAAAGGGTGACAAGTCTAGATAAACGCAACTTTTATCTAAGAATGTCAACTGTAGAAGGTCAAACATTTGCAGCCGATATGGGGTTTGCATACCCCTCAGCAGATGTAGAAGAAGAAGAGCATAAAGATGTCTTGACAAGGTGGGCAGTTTTCATGCATTATGGTCTTCTTAAAGAAATTGAACAATCATCTAAGTGGTTTACTCAATTTTTAAAGAAAACTGAAAAAGTTTCTCCAGAAACAAATAGCGAAGACTTTCAAAGCCTTCTCACTATTTATGGAGTAGCGATGCTCAACAAAATTATGGATGCTGAAAAACTGGCGTTCGTAGTACCTTATGGAGAAGAAGATTATGACTGACTGGTGGTCAAAAAAACTTGCAGGTGAAAAACCAACTGCACCACGACAACAATTTACGCATCCTGTTACATCTGTTCCTACACACATACAGCCTGTAACACAAACACCCATTACACAAAGTCCTTCACAGCAACCAACTGCTCAACCAGAATCTTTTAGTGAAGCACTAAGAATGGGCATTACGAATGGCGGAGAGGCTACTCGCCGTGATACGATGACATGCCCTGCTTGCGGTGGCGGTTATGTTTTTAGTCGTACTAAGTCAACTGGGGGAACCACCGTAGGTGGTAATGCACCTGCTCCACGTTGTTATACATGTGGTTGGAATGGCATCTACCACCAAGGTGACGAAGCAAACTGGTCATAAGGAGTCAATATGTCAACAGCAACACACGAAACATTACAAGCACTAATTTCATCTATGAATAAAAAGTATGGAGAAGAGGTGGTTGTACAAGGTTCCCGCATTCAAGAAGAACTTCCTCGTATTACCACAGGCGTGCTGGCATACGACCTCATGCTTGGCGGAGGTTGGCCTGTCAATCAATGGAGTGAAATTATTGGTGAAGAATCATCAGGTAAGACTGCATTGGCATACAAAACCATTGCGGCTAACCAAGCGGCAGACCCTGATTTTTGTGCCCTATGGATTGCTGCTGAAGAGTATGTACCTGAATACGCAAAGGCTATTGGTGTAGACCTTGACCGCTTGTGGGTAGTTGAATCCAACATCATGGAAAATGTGTATGACTTCGTATTGAAAGTTATGGACAACCGTGCAATTGATTTGATTGTTATTGACTCGCTTCCTGCACTTGTTCCAACAGATGAGGCTGAGAAGACAATGGAGGAATTCACCATGGGGCTCGGAGCACGCCTTACTGGTAAGTTTTTTCGTAAGTCATCCAAATCACAGAAGCGTTCTCTTGTCCATGAGGACCGAGGTTGTACAGGGATTATCATTAATCAGTGGCGTGAAAAGATTGGTGTCATGTGGGGCGATAATCGCACTACACCAGGTGGAAAAGCAAAGAACTTTCATTACTTCTGCCGTGTAGAAGTTAAGCGTGATGAATGGCTCAAAGAGAAAGACGAGACTGTTGGTCAAACCATTAAGGCTCGTACTATGAAGAACAAAACCTACAAGCCACAACAAGTAGCCGTTATTGATTTTTATTTTACACAGAGCAAAGGTTTTAACTTTGGTGACTTTGATGTTATTAAAGACATTGTAAACATTGCAGCATCTGAAGACATCATTACTCGTGCTGGCGCTTTCTATTCGTACCATGACCAAAAGTGGCAAGGTAAAGAAGCACTCATTGCAGGTATTCGTGAAGACCTTGACCTACAGGCTGCTATCAAAGCAGAGGTTTGGGAAAAGTTTGGATTGGACGCTTAGTGGCTCTTGATAAAGAAGACCGCAAAGCCATCCTTAAAAAGTCTGTAAAACAAGAGAAGCGTTCAGCGGGAGCCTACAAAGGAAGTCGTAACGCTGGTAGTGGCTCAGGTTGGCTTCGCAAAAATGATGTTCGTTCTGAAACACTTCTTATTGAGAACAAGTTTACAACGGGCACCAAAAGCATTACAATCAAAGAACTAGATTTAAGGGAGTTAAGACAACGTGCGATTATTGAAGACCGCATACCTATTCTTCAATTTGACCTCAATAACCGTGGTTATGTGGTTCTTGTTGAGGACGATTTTTTAGCGATGATTGAAGAACAGAGTGACTAAAAGGGTTGACCATCTTTTAAATATCTTGTCTGGTTGTCCTGACGGTATGACTGCTGATGAACTTGTTGAGTTTCTGCGTAGTCATGGAGAAAACATTAAGTCAACAGGTCGTATAACAGGTCCTTTGAGTAACCTTCATGAGGAACAACAAATTTTTAATGTTGTTGGGCAAAAACGTAAAGGCCTAATTGTTTACTTCCATCATAAGTTTGCACACAACTACAAACCTATGGACATTGTTTTTAAACATAAAAAAATTGATGACAAAAAACGATGTCTTGACCTCTACCATGATTACGTAACAACAGGCAATACACACTCTTTAGACTTAGCGGAACGTTTATACAAGGAACTAAAATGACAGACACACCATGGCATCTCAAAAACTATAAGAATTTGATTACTTCTAAAGGTCGTCTTGTTCCCGTAGTTGAAAAAGAACTTATTAAAGAACAACTCAATAGCACTCGTGATACTTTGCATCTTCACCCTTCGGAGATTTGTAAAAAGGATTGGTGCCCTCGTTCTTCTTGGTACACCATCAAGGGTTACGAAAAGCAAGGTGAGACCTTTACATTTCAGAAACTCAACATCTTTGCTGAAGGCCATGCCATCCACGCTAAGTGGCAGAAGTGGCTCACAGACGCAGGTGTACTTGAACAAGTTGAAGTACCCATCCTTAATGAGGAATATCGCCTTATGGGGCACGCTGATGGCATCATCAATGACAAGAAAGGTCGTGCCATCCTTGAGATTAAGAGCGTAGGCGCTGGCACTATCCGCATGGAAGACTACGAGTCATTCAAATCTGCTACATCTGAGAATGACATGTGGAAGAGGGTGCGCCAACCCTTTCCAACACACCTGCGTCAACTTAACTTGTATATGTACTGTCTTGGTATCCATGAAGGTGTGTTCCTTTATGAATGGAAAGCCAATCAGGACGTAAAAGAGTTTTCAGTTAAGTATCAAGCAGAGTTGATTGAAGACATCTTGGCAGGTTGTCAAAGTGTTATTAGGGCGCTAGATTCTGGGATACCACCAATGCGACCGACTCTTGCAGAAGATTCATCAAGTCGCATTTGCAAATATTGCCCTTATTCAAAAGTTTGTTGGAAGGAAGACTACATTGAACAATCCGCTGACTCCTAAGCATTCCATCATGGGAGACTTCCTTAAGAAGTTTTCGTTACCTGACCGCCCTGAAGGTAGCGTTCCTGATATTCCATTGTACCTAGATGAACTTCCAGACAACCAACTTATGGAGTTTTATACTCTTTTTATGGCCTGGGTTTCATTTGCTAAAGCCGATATGGTTTTGGCTGAGATTGATGAAGAGCGTGCTGCAAATGATTTAAAGGTCATTGAAGCAGAAACTCTTATCGGTCAATGGAGTGACAAAGAAAAAGGTGACACTGTCACACTCGCTAAAGCACGTAGAGACACAAAACCTGAGGTTATTGAAGCCCAGCAATTGTACTCAGAAAAGCGTGCTTACCGTAAACTAGTTGAGTCTGTTTTTGAACGTTGTGAACGTGGTGCTCAGGTAATTAGTCGTGAGTTAAGCAGGCGCATTAGCCTTGCTCCTCAAGAGCGCAGGCAGGCACGGTACTCAGCATGAGAGACAAATTTACTTATGGTGGGGGCACCCATGTTGCACTTCGCTACGCTCGTATGAACCGTACACGCCCAATTAGTGTTGAACAGACTCTGGCATTGTTCCCCCACAAGTTTAGTAAACCCAGCAGAGTTAAAGAATCTTTTAATACTTTAACCCGACATGGCCTCCTTACAGAAACTAAAAAAGGTTGGGTAATCACCACTCGTGGTATTGACCACCTTACAAACATCTCTAAACTTTATTTAGGTGAGTTTAAATGACCCACATGCCTGATTTACCGATTAGTGACCAACTGACAGAACAACGCAGGGTTATTAAGTTTTGGGTTGAACGTTGTAAAAAATTAGAAGAAGAAAACGAAAAACTAAAAGAAAAAGTAAGGTCATTTTATGGGCAATAAGTCATGTATTATTTGCGAATTTGCAATGCCAATTAATGGTTCTGATTGGGTGGAGTGTCGTAGGTATCCACCTGTTGGTTCCACTACTACCAATTCTGGATTTCCAACATCTCCTATAAATGGCTGGTGTGGTGAATTTAAAAAGCACATTGTTTCTGTGCAAGTTACGGAGCGTGTATGACTTACGACCTTGTAGACGAACTTCTTGACCGTTTTGGTTACAGCGACCTTTTTGCTAACGAAATAGTTCATCGTGCTGCTGAGGAAATTGTAAATCTACGCAGTAGAGTACGAGAACTTGAAGCAGAAATTGCACGACTAGAAAGGCTATCCTATGGCTGATTTTTTTACACTCATAATTATGGTAACCGCAGTCTTTTGCTGTGGTGCATTTACTGGACAAATGTTTAAGGACAAATAAAAACAATGGTTAATTTAGTATGTGTAGATGAATGCGCCGCATCATCTTTAAATGAAAAGTTAGTGCAAGCCCTCTCAGAGCGAGATGAGCACAAAAAGCACATTGAGTCTTTAATCTCAGAAATAGAACTGATTAGGTCTGAACTAGATGTGACTCGTAGAGAAGTAGGTATTTGGCGTACTGAAGCCAAAAGGGAGGAAGCCAACGCAAAGCGTTGGTACTCAGAGTGGTCCCACATACTAGACATTCATAAAAACCTGACAAAAGAAGTAGTCCATAATGAGTAGTTTTATTGCAGGTTTTTTTATTGGCGCAATGCTTGTCATTATTCTTTGGCAACGGGAAAATTACCGTGTCAAATAAGGCTAAAGCCAAAGGCACATCGTTTGAAGTTTCTGTAAGGGACTACTTAATCAACAAGGGGTTTATCAATGCTCACCGTCCTGCATTATCTGGTGGCAATGACACTGGGGATATCAATGGGATTGCTCGCAAGAGCCCTCTTAGAAAAGTGGCGGTTCAATGCAAAAACCAAAAAGCATTCCAACTGAGCCAATGGCTTAATGACACTGTAGAACAGGCTGAACGCCTTGGTGGTGCAGTTCCTGTGTTGGTTGTTAAACGCCCTGGTAAGGGGGAAAAAGCATTGGGTGATTCATACGTTGTGATGCGTCTAGAAGACCTCACAGGGCTCTTAGATGAGGCTGGTTATCAGTAAAATAAAGGTATAACTATTCTACTAGGAGTCTTTTATGTCACAAGAACTGAACACCACCATTGACGATATTCTGAAGGTATCGGGTTCTAGTAACCCGCAATCCGTAGGTTCCATCATGGCTCGTGCTATTAATGCTGGGCAAATGCCTAAAATGCGTGCTATTGGCGCATCAGCAGTAAACCAAGCAGCCAAAGCCTGCGCTATCGCCCGTGGCTTTGTTGCCCCACGTGGAATTGATTTATCTTTTGTTATTGGGTTTGATGACATCCCAGGCAATGACGGAGAAACAATTTCTGCAATTTCTTTTAAACCAATTATTAAGTAAGGACTGATTATGACAACACATAACGGAAAACGTATTACGCAACGTGGTGGCATGGATGGCGAGTACGGGAAAGTATACGCAAAGTTGAATCCAGAAGAACAACAGACCGCTTGGGAAGACGAACAATATCGGAAGATGGAGAAAGACCCGTCCCACGAACCACCGAAGACTTCATATTAATGCCTTCTCGTAAGCGTAACCGTCAACCCGCTAGTGGCAAATACCAAAAGTTTATGTCACGCCCCCCTCGTCCCGTTTCCACAGTAGGTGGTGGTCAAGGGGGTCTTGTAGGTGGTCCTAGCGCAGGTGGGTTACAGTAATGGCTGCTAATACATTTACTCAGTGGGGTAGCGCTAATGAACCTCCTGGTATGGGAACTGCTGCCAGCATGGGGCCTTCTCCAGTTTGGCGCAACTCTAAAGACCAGTTGCTATCGGGGTACCGCACAGGTGTAGAAGAACAGTATCCAGACGGATACCTTGGCACCATGTCTTCTAACCGCCGCCAAGACAAGATTCTTGGAACATTAAGTCGTATGAATGCTCGGCAGTACAGCCGTGGTGTCCATAAAGGTGAGCGCATCAACCCTGGTGACTACGTTTGGCCCGAAGAGTTTAACCTTTGGACAGGAATTCAATTAGAATCTCAAGGTCTTAAATTTGCTCCCCCTGGAGCAGAACCTGTTCGTCTTACCAATGATGGAAAAGTAGGTCCTCGTGGCATCCCTTCTCGCCAAGGAGAAGAACAGGTTCAAGAGATTAGTGCTGAACGGCGTGCTCTTCTTAAATCATTAGCACCGCCGTGGAAATAAGGTAAAATAGAGTTATGCCAAGAGGTAAAGATTCACGAGACCATCCAGGTCGCCGCCCAGTTGACCCACGTATCACGAATACCCAAGATAATGATGATGCACCTCCACATGGTATCCCTCGCCCTGATACGTCTAACATCCGCCATGAAGATGACGCACCTCCACATGGTATCCCTCGCCCTAACTTAGATGAAGTACTTGACCCCTGGGACCCTGAAGATGTTGAAGAAGAGTATAACCTTAGAGAAGAGCGTCTGAAGAAAGGACACTACTAATGCCGCCAACTGACCATAGAGGAAATCCAGTAGGAAACCCTGATACATCACATGGTGGGCACCGCCCTACCCCCCGTGTTATCCAAGCGCTTCAACGTTACTATAAAATTGATTCAGACACCGCACAGGAAGTTATTGATGAGCACCGCAAAGGAAACGATTACCTAGACGATGCACATTATGGTGTTGACTACTCAACCCCTTACCACCCTGACAAACCCGTTCCAGACGATGACAATGTTGGTAACCGTATTGACCACATTCCTACGGCTATTTCTGAAGCAGTAGACGCTCGTTCAGGTAAAAACTCAATGGGCTACAGTTCTCCCTACGAGTACCCACCCACGGTAAAATACAAAGAGTCAAAAGACCCTGCTGAAGGTATTTTTTACTAATGACTACTGACCATAGAGGAAATTCAGTTGGTGGTAACCACCGCTCAACACCACGTAGTGAGTTCCGTGGAATGACTAAAGACACTTTGGCAGGCTATAGAGCACAGGGATACACCCACCCCACAGGACCAACAACTATGTTGAATCCATCAGGTGCTGCGAATGCTCGTTCATCGTATCGCACTTACCGAGGTTATGGTGAGTCACCTCAAAATGCTCGCCATTTGGCTATTCGTGGAGCCATCACGCAAGGTGGCATGGTAGAGGGTGGCAAACTAGGATGGAATAATCAATAATGGCACGCAGAAAGTCTTTTGATGATGGACATGGAATGGACCATCACAAACTACATAACATGTTGCGAGTAGCAGGTGGTGCTGCTATTGGTGCTGCTGGATATGGTCCAATAGGTGCTATTGTAGGTGGCGTAGCAGCGCATGCTACTAATCAGTATTTTGACAACCGTGAAGAAAACGAGGATTACTAATGCCTCGTGGAGAAGATACTAGTAAACACCCTAATCGTGGTGTTGACCGTCAATCATTCATGATGACGGGTGCAGATATGGAATACTACCAAAATCGTGCCAATGCTGGTCAAGACGAAGACGGACCACTTTGTAGCAATTGCACTGACGACATGGGAGAAGCATTGGAGTGGCACGACAGGGAATCTATCCACCCTAGTAAGCGTGTTCCTTGTGTTGGATGTGGAGCAAAATAATGCCTCGTGGAAAAGATACTCGTGACCACCCAAAGCGCCAAGTAGGTCGTCCAAAACCGACCCCTCAATTTGAACTTAATGATGGACCACAGCAAGTAGCCCGTGACTGGTCACAGGGTAATGATACTGCTTTAGGACGTTTTGCATCAAAAGGTGAAATCAGTGAAGGTACTTTTGCGGAAATTAACCAAACTTTAGATTATGGCGCTCCTCACCCACGTGAAAAAGAGCGTCTTACAAATTTGCGTAAACACTTAGAAGCGCAAAAAGACAACGAGGAGCAGTAATGTCACGAGGGCGTGATGAACGAAATAATCCTAAGCGCAACCCAGTAGTTGTGCGGAATGTTAATACTCCTAATGTTCTTTGGGTTAACTTTGCTAATCCGTCTGAACCGCACGATGCAGTTACAGAATATATTATGGAACAAAAACAACAAAGTTCTCGTGCCGCCCACCCATCTAATACACCTAAGGAACCCCAATGACTAGAGGAATTGACGAGCGGGATAACCCCGCAAGAATTGCACACATGATGGCAGCAGAACCACAAGTTCTTGCTGCTGCTTTGGGCGCTTACAATGCTTTAAATGCAAATAACATTCCAAATAGCCATGACCCAGGTGGCATTGCAGAAACTAACCATGACATGCGTGCAATGAGCCGTATGCAGGGTACCCGCCGTGACATTATTGCATCTCTTTCACAATCACCACAAGTTGTTGCTGACATCCAATAATGCAAGTTCCGTACAAGCCCAATCAGTCTCATACAGAGATGCTGGTAGACCAGGCTTTACAATCTTATTTGCTACCCCCAGAACAAATTAGAGCAATTCGTCCGCTTGTACCACAACAGTTGTTTCCACAAACCCGTGGGTTTAACCGTCAAGAAATGACTATAATGGATGTACTTGATACTCCAAGAACTATGCCAACTTATAGCCGTTGGGTTTCAGGTGCTCCAGTTATGTTCCGTAATGGTTTTATGGAAGACAACTTTGAAGGTTCTAGTCGCTACTCAATGCAAGGATTGTGGGCATAATGGAAAATGAAACAAACTACCATGAAGAGGCTCGTAAATTGATGGAGACCCATTCTCCTCATGTTCTTACAGCCATTCTTGCGCAACATATCCAGCGCAACCATGGTATGTCAGAAACTGAAGCATGGGGAAGCGCCTCTGACCTTTTGAAGCAACATGGCACCACATCTACTTTGCAAAGTATTCTTGCTAACCAAATTGAAAAGTCTGCACAAGCAGGTCAATAGTAATGACAGATTCAGACTTCAATACAAATAAAGATATTAACCGCTACTTGCAACAGCAAGGGCGTGCTCCACAAAGCCACATGGACTGGGAAATGTGGCGTAAGACAGGACAACCTGGGACGTACCAAGCACCTCCAGGTTCACCTTCTACCTTTCGGGGTGTCCGTGGCGGTGGCGGTGGACCCAATTATGATACTGGTGTAAACCATTACAACATGTTTACAGGCTTGAACGATACCATTGAAAAGACTGTTGGTGGCGTAGGTGGCTGGGCCGCTAAAAAATACAAAGACTCACGTGATGGTAAAATGGATAAAGACAATTCAGGCTCAACCGCCTCTTCAAGAAATGGTTCCGATATGGCAGACGATGGTTTAATGGGTCCTCCAGTTGCAGGTGGTGGACGAAGCCAAAATGCATCTATTACTTCCCCTGCTAATAGTCGTGGTATGCGCCGTGGTCGGCGTGGAGATTTTAGTGGTGCGTTAGCATCACATGGCATTACCATGGTTCAAGGTAACGACAACTACGGAACTGTCTACGGTAATATGGGAGGCGCTAATGTTGGAAACGGCGATTACGATAACTCCTTTCAATCCAAAAATAGTGGAGGACGACAGACAGCCTTCAGCGGAAACAACAGTACATTCGGTGGTGGTAGTCCAACTCCTCCAGTTGGTCCCACAACGCCGACTCCACCGCCGCCACCGCCGACTCCTCCAGTCGGTCCTACTCCGCCTCCAACTCCGCCAGTAGGTCCTACTCCGCCAATTTATGGCCCACCACCGCCACCTCCTTTTCCACCAGCACCGCCACCAATAAAGATGCAGCCTCCTGGAACTCCTCCACAAATTGGTGCTCCTCCAGTAGGTCCTGGTCGCCCACAAATTCCAGTTGGACAGCAAACTAGTGCTCCACCAGTAGGTCCACAAACACCTGTTGCGGGTCCACAGCGTCCAGGTACTCCTGCAATTGGTGCAGGACCACAACCTGCTGGTGCTATTGAATCAGGTCCACAACCTATGGGTCAACTTGACGAAAGTAACCGTACTAAAGTGCCAGATGGTCTTTACGCTCATGCTAATGACGAAAAGGGTGGTCCTGAGGCTGCCACAGCCCGTCAAAAATTAAATGAAAAAGGTGTTAATGGACCTTGGCTTTCCGAAACAGCAGGTCCACAAGCGCCAGCAGCAGGACCAATGTCACAACCTGTTCAAGGTCCTAAGTCTGGGTATGCTACTGCTCAAGAAGCAACTGCTGCTGCTACAGGTAACATTGGTGCTCCCAAGACTCAGGGTCGTAAGATTAACGAGCAAGGTGGAGTTGGCGCTAAAAAATATGGTCCAGCAAAACCAAAACCAAAAATTGGTGACCCAGACTATAAACCAGTCATGGGTAAAAATCCTTTAAATGATAAAGCATCAATGAAACCTTTAACTACTTTAATTCCACAAACAGTTGAAGGCCCAAAGTCAGTTGCCTCTAAAGCACCTGCTAAAAAAGCAGCCGCAAAACCCAAAGGAAAGAAGTAAATTATGGCAGTTAATGAATCCCGCTCATGCAATCGTGACCTCACTCTAGGTGCAGGCGATGGCAAGTTTAAATCACTTACCCCAAACCGTGGTGGCAATGTTGACCCAACAGCAGCCGCTATTCGCAAAAACATGCTTCAAATTCAATATAATATTCAAGAAGCACCAAACTTCCCAAATTTTGAATCGCACCTTCAGTAACAGTAGACAACACCACTAGGTATCATGTAAGATACCTTACAGAAACTACTAGGAGCACAAAATGGCTGATAAAGACTTTGACCGTCTACTTGTATGCAAAACCCATGGGGTTATGTGGAAGATGCGTCCGTATGATGGACCACCTGAATATGACCAAGAGTTGCGTGAACTATGTGACCGACATAACGCACAGGTACCCGACCCTCAGAACTGTAGAGCATTAATCTATCGCACAGACCCAGAAACTGCATCTAAGTTAGATGTAGAAACAGCACTTAAAAGAGAGTTGCAAGACCAAGATGTTTACATCCGTGACTTCCGAGATGAGTTAAAAGTTGATGCACTCAAATGTTTTAGTCGTCACAACCGACCAAGTCAGGGTTGCATTGATTGGTGCAATGACGATAAGACTATTGGACGTAAAACTGGTATTCCTAAAGAAAAACGACAATATGTGTGTATGTACTGCCCTGCCGCCGAATACTATACGCATCGCCAACGCACTGAAATGGGTCTTTACGACAAGTGATTCTAATTAATTTTGATGCCATTGCTTCCCCTGGTGATGAAATTGGTGCTCGTATTCCACGAAAAGAAATGCGCCGACTATGGGGAGCCCTAAATGCTGGGTACAACAACAAGTTAGCCATCATGGCTACAGGCATTACAAATACTCCCATTCTTCTTGAATGGTTAAAGCGTGAAGGCTACAAAGCCACTACCGTAGACATTGTTTTAGAAGACAGTGTGGATGTAAAGATTGACCGTGTTGCTTCTTTTAATGCTGTTTACGGCAAAATTAATTGGTACATAGATATTGACCCAATTGCTGTTGCGAAGGTTGCGCATATGGGTATACCCACGCTACTATTGACGGTACCCGACACCATCCGACTTGAATGGAACGAAGAAAGAGTTCTAAAAAGTTGGGATGTACTTGTTGAGGAAATTGAAAGCCAAGCATTAGCGAAGGCAGAAAGGACATGGCGTGAGTCAGATTAATGAACATGGGGGCGTTGGTTCAGAACCATACGGTCCACCAAAACCACTCATAATGAATTTTGATGAATGGATGGCTTACGGGTTGGAAAACAGTTTTTGTGGACCCCCTGTATGCATCACCCATGATGGAGAACCAATGACCGAGGGAGAATACGAAGAGTTTGAACAAGGGCTTGACCCCTGCATCCACATGATTCGCCCCTACCACGATGTTGCAGAGCGTCTACTCGTGGAATCTGCCCATTCTCCATCAATCTGGCGCAGGCCAGGTTGGGAGTGAAAGTCTTTTTCGGAGGGTCAGAAAAAGGTTCATATCGGCGTATGTTGCTTGACAACAACGTCAAGCATTTTGCTCTAAATCTCACACATTTACCAATTCCTAAAAAGAAGGAATTTGTATTGTCAGACATTTTTCAAGGTAACGAAATCATTATCTATACTTCTGAAAATGATGAAGATTTGACTCGTTTTGATGATTTTGTACGTAATTACGCAGATGACATTTCCATTGTTATTGGTCGCCCTGATTATGATGGAGCATGGCTTGGGGATAAGTATGTTCCTGTATGGAATGATGAAACTGACTTAGAACGCCTTGCGTGGCTTTGTCAAAAGTATGGTCGTGTAGCCATCTCAGACAAGGCTGTAAACCCTCGTAACATGGTCAGAATTCGCCAATTGGCAGCCCGTTGGGGAGCCAAACTTATTGGCATTACTTCTAAGCCTGACCTCATTGAGCACCTTCCTTGGGATGCTGTTATTGTCAATTCTTGGACTTCTGTCATCCGCTACGGGGAAACTCAGGTTTGGGATGGTCATGGTTTGCGCCGTTATCCAGCCCAGCAAAAAGAGTCTGCCAGAAAGAAGCACCGAGCAGATATTATACGACTTGATGTGGACATAGATTCTGTAATGGAGGATGATGTTGCCACTGTTGGCACTCTTGCTATCCGTTCTTGGCAACAATGGGAGACCCATACTTTTGGGGCCTATGACCCTTCTGTGGCTGATGACGAAGACGAGTTTGGACCCCCTTCTGACCCCCCAATAATTACTATTGGGGGTGTTACCCCTCCTTTTCAAAAAGTGGCTCCAGGGGGGTCAAGTATTACTACAGCCCCATCAAATGAGCGGCACGAAAGAGGGCGGTCATTACTACCCGTAATGGGCATTGAATCTGTGGTGTCTTTAGGCCATAGAACCGTTGGAAATGATGGAGAAGAACTAGAAATTGAGCCTGAGAAGGTTAACCTTCTAAAATATAATGCTGACCCACTAAGGGAGTGCAATAATTGCTATTTGGCTCCCCGATGCCCTCAATTTAACGAAAATGCGACATGTGCGTTTTCTTTGCCTTTAGAGATTAAGTCCAAAGACCAACTTCAGGCTGCTATGAAGGCTTTATTGGAGATGCAAGTAGGTCGTGTAATGTTCGCTAGGTTCGCTGAAGAACTAGAAGGACAAGGTCTTGATTCCAGCCTTTCTACAGAAATTGACCGAGTATTTAACCTTGTGGAGAAAATGGCTCGCATCAGTGACAACCGAGAAATGCTTCGTATTGAAGTTGAGACTCGTGGGTCTAGTGGCGTTCTTTCAAGACTGTTTGGACAAAAAGTTGGGGAGACCAGCAAGATGCTTCCTAATGGTGGATTAAGCGAAGAAGCCACCGATGCCCTGTATGCAGATGTCATTGACTTTTCTGATGAAGACTCTTGACATAACCATAAGTACCACCTAAAATCAACTGAGTTTGGAGCATAAAATGATAATAATTGGTTTATTAGTATTTAACACTTATCTTCTTTGGAAGATTCTCAGTACCCTTAGATACATGTCTCTAAACCCTACAAATGATGACCTTTGGGACATCTTTGCTGAATACATAGAATCACAAGACCCTGAAGAGGAATATTAAATGAAAATCCTAGTAACTGGGGGATGCGGCTTTGCTGGGCATCACCTTATTGAACACCTCCTTACCAATACCGATAGTGAAATTTTGGTACTTGATTCGCTGACCTATGCGGGTAAAGTAGACAGAGTTCTGGATATCCATAATTACGACTCAAACCGAGTAAAAATTATGTGGCACGACCTAAGGGCACCTTTACAACCTGTTTCTGAAAAACTGAAGGATATTACGCATGTTTTACACCTTGCGTCTGAATCCCATGTTGACCGCAGTATTACTGACCCAGCACCTTTCATCCATAACAACGTTATTGGGTCACTCAACATGTATGAATGGGCACGCACTCATGACAACTTAGAGCACTTTGTTCAGATTTCAACAGATGAAGTTTATGGAGCCGCACCAGCAGGGCACGCCCACCAAGAATGGCTTGACCCCATGCTCCCTTCCAACCCTTATGCAGCCAGCAAGGTTGGTCAAGAAGCAATTGGTATTTCATACTGGCGCACTTATGGTCTTCCATTGACCATTACCAACACAATGAACCTGTTTGGAGAACGCCAACATCCTGAGAAGTTCCTTCCAAAAACTATTCGTTCTATTGCAAATGGAACCTCTGTAGAACTTCATGGTATTTATCATGGTCTTACAGATGGGTTTCCAAACTGGCAAGCATCCGAGCGCCATTGGCTTCATGCCCGTAACCACGCCGATGCTTTATTGTGGGTTCTTACACAAGCACCAGCAGTACGTTACAAAAACTCTGTAGAAACTCAGAAACCAAACCGTTGGAATGTCGCTGGTGAAGAAAAGTCTGTACTTGAGATGACTGAGATTATCTCGGACATCCTTAATACTGCCTGTGAGATTGACTGGGTGGATTACCATTCAACACGCCCAGGTCATGACCATCGTTACGCTTTGGATTCTTCCAAGATTCATAACGCAGGGTGGAAACCACCTTTTAATCTTGAAACTGCTCTAGAAAAAACCGTAGCGTGGGTAACCCGTGATGAGAATAAGAGGTGGCTCAGTGATTACTGATGTTGGAATTGATATGGACGGAGTCATATACGACTTTGCCAAAGTGTTTCATGCATACGCTCAAACTAAGATGGGCAAAGAACTGCCCTTACCTACTACATGGGATTTTTATAAAGAGTGGGGTTTGACAGACCAACAGTTTGATGAATGGCTTGTAGAAGGTGTGCAGAAAGCACAATTGTTTAATTGTGATGCTCCTATGGACAACACTGTTGAAGGTTGGAACCTTCTGAAGGAAAACAACATAAAAATTCATTTGCTGACCCACAGAGGTTCTGTTTCTTATGAACAAACTATTCAATGGCTAGAACGCTTTGGGTTTTATCCTGACAGCCTACATTTTGGTACAAACAAAGGTATTTTAAAAGCGTTTGCTACAGACGAGTGTGCCGCAATAGATGACTATCCTTTGTATTACACCCAATATGACCGTGCAGGAGTTATTTCATTCCTTCGTACACAGCCATGGAACGAACAAGTGTACGCACGCAGAGTAACCGACCTTTTAGATTTTGCTAAAAAAGTTGTAACAATCAATGAAGCCCAAAAAATACTTATTGAGTTACCCGTAGCACCAAAATCAAAGTCACACATTATTTGGGAACCCAATAAAAACCCAACAAGCACCTACACACAGATTTACAAAGACACAAACCCTCACGCAAAGAAATCAAGCAAGTGGACATGGCCTAATGACAACTATAGATAATCACCGTACAGACATACTTAAAGAGTCAATTAATCTCATTAATGGTGACCGTAACGATGCTTACGGTGACCCAATATATGATTTTCAAACGACCGCTACATTTTGGCAGACGTACCTTGAACGCACCATAGAGGCACGTGGTGGTTTTGACATAAAGCCACATGACATAGCAGTCATGATGGACTTGTTAAAGATTGCACGAATCTCGTGGTCTCCTGAAAAAAGAGACCATTGGGCTGACCTTGGGGGATACACAGGTCTTGGATGGGACTGTGTAGTTAGGCAAGATGAGTAGTGGACACACCACAATGGATTTCTAAGAGTCTTTGTAAAAACCGACATATTGATATTTGGTACCCCCCATTAGATACCGACAACCCTGACAAATACTATGGAGTTGCACGAGAAGTGTGTCGTAGATGCCCTGTATGGAAAGAATGCTTAGACGCAGGCACTACAGAAACTTGGGGAATGTGGGGTGGACTGACCCCCCTAGAACGGACAGTCATTACCAATAAGACACCAAAACCAAGTGCCATAAGGTCACACGGTACTTGGGTGCGTTACCGACAAGGTTGCCGATGCACAGATTGCAATGCTGTTGCAGAAACCAAGCATGAAACTTTGAATATTAATTCGGTGCCACTTATGACCGAAGAATTGGGTGATTTAGATATCCTGAGGTTCTTGCTTTTCAACCAATAACCCTGTAACCTGTAGACAGACCCCATACCAAGGATTCACCTCCGAGTACCTCCAGTACTCAATTGGTACGGGGTCTTTTTTATTGTATGGACATTGGAGAAAAATGGTTTATCGCCTTCTTACCGCACTCACCCTTTCAGTTACCACCACTTTTGGTGCCCTAACAACAACAGGAGGTGATGCGCCAGAGGCGAGTACAACAACTGTTGTAACCACTATTCCTGCAATTCTCGTACACACTGCAAGTGTCAAAATAATCCACCCTGAACTTTTTGCACAATTACAGACACGGAAGGCTGGCTCAATAAAGTTTTGGGAAGCAGTCTCTTGGTGTGAAACCAACCATGATTGGAAAGACGGTGGTTATTACGCAGGTGGTCTTGGGATTGCCCAATCTACTTGGAAGGGTTACGGTGGATGGGAGTTTGCAAAGACAGCAAAGAAAGCCACCAAAGAAGAACAAATTATTGTTGGTAACCGTATTGCTTTTTTTGGGTACCAAACAACAAATGAGTACATTACATTGGACGACAAATTAAACAATGAGCCTTTTTTCCGTCCAGCCCAAGGTTGGAGGAACATGACAAAGTGGGGAAAGAATTGTGTTAATTGGAAGACACGCAAACCACTCAGGGACAAGTACACAGAAACAGATAAGTAACTGTTGACAGAAACCGACTAAATAATCTAGACTAGTACTTATGTATAGGAAGACATATAAATGCGACTCATGTAATGTCACACTGACAGTATTCGTACCCGTTACAGAAAATCCTACACACCCTTGCTCAAAGCACGCTAATAAAACGAGGAAATTAATTGAAGTTGAAACTGGGAATAGCCAGCGGGGACAGAGTCCCACCACAGAGGTCACCTGATAACAAAAGCCATTGGGGTGGTGCAGGTTGGGTACGACTAGGACAGTACGAACCCTTGCTAGAAACCGATACTTTTATTGGGACTCTTGTATGGAACAGAACGCACTTCTCTATACAAACCGATGGAGATTCTACGCTCCATGATGTTGACATCATTATCATGCAACGACTAATGCATGACACCCTTCCTGAACACATGAAGTTGGCACAGAAAGCGGGTCAGATTATTATCAATGACCTTGATGACTGGTACTGGGGACTGGACACAACCAACCTTGCTTTTGCTGCAAGTCACCCAAAAACCAGCCCAAACGAAAACACCAATCATTACAAAAAGGTACTTGCTACAAGCGACAGAATAACCGTATCCACACCGTACCTAAGAGACCGACTACTAAAAATGTTTAGTAATTGTCCACCCATAGATGTGTTACTGAATACTGTTGATGTAAAGCGATTCAATATCCACGAACACATTACAGAAACTAAACCAATTGTTGGATGGGTGGGCTCAACCAACCACAGAAGTGGTGACCTTGAAACTGTTGCTGGCACTATCCCACCATTACAGAAACTTGGTTTAATCTCTCTCCAGCATAGTGGTGCGCACCCCAATGCACCTTCGCTTGCATCCAAATGGAACATTACAGAAACTTCTGTAACTTCGCTCCCAGCAACTGACCCTGAAGATTATCCAAACTTACTCACAATGGATATTGGTATTGCACCTCTACGGGACACCCCATTCAATCATGCTAAGTCTGACATCAAGATTCTTGAATACTCTGCTTCAGGTATTCCGTGGGTTGCATCGGGGTTACCTGCTTATGAGACATTACAGAAACTTTGGGGAGTTGGCAGAGTTGCCAAAAAGAACAAAGCAAAAGAATGGCAGAAGCACATCACAGCATTATGTGACCCAAAGGTTCGTGCAGAAGAAGGGCAAGCACTACGAGAAGCCTCTTGGTCAAGAGACATCCTCGTAGGTGCTGATACCTTTAACTCTTACCTAAACGCTTTGCTCTGAAACATTACAGAAACTCTTTAGAAGACCCTTACGCTCTTTAGGCATCAACCCACCCCAAATACCATGCTTGATGTCATTGTCTACTGCAAAGCGCAAACACTCAACTGTCACGGGGCATTCAGCACAAGTGTCAACTGCCTTGGCAATACTTAACGCCACTGTTTTGACAGTGCGCCCAGCACCAAACTCAAAAAAGTGAGTGTTGCCCATACCAGCACACAATGCATGGTCACGCCATGCACCATTGTCAGGTGATTTCAACATATTGTATTCAATTTGCTCTACGGTCATATTCCTCCAAAATAATTGTTGCTTTTTGTTTGTGGTGGTTGTACTCTATCGGCAGGGAAGAAAGGAACCCAACATGAAATATGCAATTTATGTAACTGAAACTGTTAACCATATGTATGTGGTTGAAGCAAACTCAGCCGAAGAAGCCGAGGCAGTTTATTACTCTTATGATGATGACCAACTCATCACAGAAGATTCAGATGGTTCTGTGGGCTGGGACAGCCCATGGGAAATTACCTTGTACGAGGAGGACTAATCATGGCAACTTACAAAGTATATGTTCGTGTTGACTTGGAATACGAAGTGGAATGCGACAACGAGGAAGACGCAACCAACCAAGGTTGGAATTGGGAAGAATACATCCAATACAGCGAGGTCTACTCCATTGATGTAGAAGACATTACAGAATCTGACGAAGAAGAAGAGGGATAAAAATGCCAAACTGGGTATCAACCACACTGAGCGTCAAAGGCTCCAAAGAAGAAGTACATCGTTTCATTGATGGGATAACTGACTCAAAGATTCTTCAATCTTATGTGCCATGTCCTGAAGAACTTCAAAACACTGTTGCAGGCTCTGTCCCCGAAGACAAGGCAGAAGAACACCGTAAGCAAAAAGAGTCCAACATTGCCAAGTATGGTCACAAAGATTGGTACGACTGGGCTTATGATAACTGGGGTAGCAAATGGGGTGACTGTGATACAGACATCCAACCAGTTTCTGAAGACTCTTTTGGTGTGTGGGAAGTCATCATTCAATACCAAACTGCTTGGTCTTGTGCTGACACAGGCTTTCTCAAAGTCTCTCAAATGTTTCCATCTTTGTATTTTACTTTTGACTATGACGAAGAGGCTGGATTCTTCTCAGGTCTTCATGTATTTCATAACGGCAACATCATCTTTGAATCCATGTACGAGCCTTGCAATTACCCACATCCGATTGATTGGGACGATTGTGAATCTATGGACAAGTACGAAGAGTGGAAAGTAAAAAACAGCGATACGATTCATGCCGAGTATGTGTTGTTTATGGCAAACAAACATTACACAAACTCTAATTAAGAAAAGGAACCATTTTGATGTTGACACACAAACCGATTGGATTTGAAGGGACTGTCTGTTGGAAGGACAGCCCTGATAGCCAAGATTACTTTTACTTCTCATTTAGTGAAGAGTTGTTGAACCACGAAGGACAACCAGCCGAAGAGGACATCTACGGAGTCCGTGATGACAACATCTTCTTTTATTTAGATGATGCTCAACAAGAGTCATTACATAAAGCGATAGAAAAAAACTATGTCAATGCTTTTGACATTGGTGAAGAGTGGTTTATTGACCTCTCAGAACCATACGAGTTTATTTACGAACTTGCGTATGAGGACAACATCGTCCACATGGCAGTCACCAAAGATGAGATGGTGGACTGATGCAAACTTTTGTACCCGAACGCACTTTTGCAGACATTGCTTTAGTTCTTGACTACAAGCGTCTTGGTAAACAGCGTGTAGAAGTATTACAAATCTTGCGTGCCAACCTTGGGCTCACCAAAGGATGGGTCAACCATCCAGCATCAAAGATGTGGGCAGGTCACGAAGCAGGTCTCTGCGCTTATGGTCTCGCAATGTGTGACGCATGGACTGCCAAAGGTTACAAAGATACTTGTGCTTATAAAATGCAAGAGTTAATACGACCCGATGCGAATGACCTTCCCGACTGGTGGGGACGCACTGACATCATTGAATCACATCGTTCTAACCTCGTTGCAAAGTTCCCCGAACATTACAGAAACTTTTATCCCAATGTGGTGAGTGATTTGCCATATGTGTGGGTAGTCTGACAACAACGCCAACAGGAGGCAACAAACAATGAATTATCAGCAATTACAGGATTACGCACTGTTCTGTTCTTTAGAACACCATCTTTGCAATGTAGAAGAACTGATGGATAATGGTTTTATCCTCAGTGACATCCTCGCACTCGTAGAGGCTGGCTCTAACGCACCCTTGATTTGGGAACAGTACGAGTACGCACCACGAGAAGATGTCGTAGAGATGATTGAAGACGCACGAGGTGTGCATCTGTATAACTTTATGCGCCTTCTGACAGAAATCAATGGAACAGAATGGGCAACCAATTTCAAGGCAGGTAATTAGTCATGCAAGCACAAGAGTTCTACGAACACATTGCACAAAATTACACAGAGATTCGCAGTAAATGTTTAAAGGCTGTGTGGAAGATGCGCAAAGACCCCGAAGTGTGGGACAAAGAAAACAAAAGTTGGTTCCCTGAAGTTGACCAGTGGGATTCATTTGATGTAGTCACCGACCTCAATTACTATACAGACGGTAATCAAATGGATTACCCAAGTGACCAAAAGCCAACCATGTATGTAACTGCTTACCTTTACGATGGTGAAAATATCATTACAGAAACTTATGTAAAGATTGATTTGAGCAAGTAATGACAACATCACAGCAGATTGCACGATTTATTACAAACCTTGACGATGACGAGTTTGTTGGCTTCAATGTTTTTGACAAACTCTGTGAGCAGTTCAACTGGCAAGGATTGGTGTTTGGTGATTTAGACATCAGCGCAGTATTCCATGAAGTTGCAGGGCACCCCATTACAGAAACTGAACTTGAAACAATTCGTGACACCATTGATTTGCATGACATTCTTATGTCGGCTTCACAGGTTGTGATTGAACATCTCACAACTGTAGTATCTCAATATCTTGACCAACAGGAGGACAAAGATGAGTAAGTGGATTTTAGACATCCAATCAGGCACATTAGTAGACGCAGAGAACTGTGTAATCGTTGACGATTCCAATACTGACTTTGACGAAGAGGAAGCCTTTATGGATTATGCCGAATCAGTAGGTATACCAGTTCTTGAGTACCGTAACCCCGACCAAGTTCACATCTCTTGGGATGCAGAAGATGTACAAACATTGTCAATGCATTTGACATACGAAGAGGCTCTTGAGGCATTACAGAAAGTTTCAAAGCCCCTACGAGAAGTCTCCACGCAATACGGCTGGGAGATTTTAGAAACGGCTCTTGAATCCGAAGGATACGAAATTACAATTATTAAGGCACCATTCTGATGTTGACTTATGTAATCATTGGCATTGGTGCTTTGTGGGGCATCCTGACACTCATTGGTCTTCACGAAGAAGAAAAAGATATCAAAGAACTTTGCGAGTCTGCTCGTAACGCAACAAAAGGAAAGAAATGAAAAAGAAAATGATTATTGTAGGTACCGATGATGGCATCATTCTTGATGTCAATCGTTGTGCAATCTTTGATGAGAACGAGTTGAGCGAAGCAGACCAAACACTGTTGAACTTTGGTACAGAATCTGACGCACTCTCTGTGTCCAATCGTCACGGTACAAAATTGTCTGACATCTTAGAAGGATGTGGTTACGGTGATTTACATTACGGAAACTGTCTTGCGTTGACACCAATCACACTGCAACAAGAGTTTGAAGAGATTCCTGCAATGATTGGTGATGTTGACCACATTGAAGGTGCCCAAGAGATTAAAAAGATTCTTGAGTGGGGCGCACATCTAAACAAAAACCAATTTGATTTGCTGTCCAGTTACATTTTACAAGATGATGAACTATGGATTCATTGGCGCACAGCCGTTGTCACAGCATTGGATTGGATGTACGCCGAATACAACAATACAGAAAGTGATGAGTCATGAAAGTAGCAGATTGGCATAAATGGACACGCTTCAAGAAACGCTTGAGCGTCAGTTTACTTCTTGTCGGAATCTTTCTTTCATTTGGTATGGAAAATGGTTCTATTGCTTACGGAGTATGGGGAATCATTTTTGCAGGAGTTGGAGCAATGATTGCTTCTTCAGTTCGCACAAATGAGTGGTGACATTACACAAACTTTGTGTTGTTTTCTTATTACCTCTCCTGTAAGGTAATAAGTGTGTGGGGGTTCCCCGATTTCTTACACGAGATTAATTTCTTACACGAGAATGACAGGGAACCTTTCACATAAAACAAACTAATTTTCTGAGGAGGGAATTATGAATGTAGCAGAACAAGCACTGGGGACAGTTGACCCATGTGTATATTGCAAACGCTCAACAGCGTTTGGTGCGGGATTTGGTTTATTCGTTAACCGTATCCCAGTTGACGATGGTTGGGGCTGTGCCGAGTGTTCAGGATTTGAATGTGACGAGTGCAACCAACAGATTTATCTTGACTGTGAGATTCGTGTGGAGTTCACAGATGAAGAAGGTAACTACCATTACGGAAACTACCACGAAGAATGCTATGACTCTGAGAAGCATGGCATCAGCGAAGACCACGAAGAAACCGAGGAATAAATAATGTCTAACAAAAAGCCATACACCGTAACCATGACAGGAACTTATTTTGTTTTTGCCGAATCAGAAAGTGAAGCAAATGACATTGTCTCTGAAGCAATCTTGCACATTGACAAAGTTGACAACAGGATTCATGATAGCGAAACCCATTGGGCACAAGCAGTCATTCTTCAAGGTCACTACACAACTATTGTCTATGACGGGTGTGATGCCAGCGATTATGATGCCCGAATCGCATCGTTGGCAGGTACTGCCGCAACTCATGACTGGTACCTTGCCCTCATGAACACCATTACAGAAACTGAGGAATAAACAATGTCTTACCCAATCATCTATCTTGAAGAATCCAATAAAGAAATTGAAGACTGTACAGTTCTTCACGCACTCAAGGATTTGTTTGTTCGCATACAACTCCGTGATGGTCATTCATGGGGTTATGTAGAAGTCACCGATTACAGCGATGGAGTTCTGTGGTTCACTGTTGGCTCTTCAGTTGACGAACCTTCATACCAAGTCATGGCACCAATCACATCAATTCAGACAATCACCTACATCTGACATTACACAAACTTTGTGTTGTGTTTCCATAAACCGACCGTTATATTTACAACTACCAACAACTAGTTCCGAGGAGGGACAATGTCACGAGACATGAGCACATCAACAAATATCCATCCACACTCAAAAGAAATGTCATTTGACTTACACCATATGCCTCAGTTTGGCACGACAACTTTTAAGGTTGTTTTGAATGATTACAACGCAATAAACATCTTTCTTCCAATGACACCACAAGAAATTATTGCATTGCTTGAAGAGCAAGTTGCCAACTTAGTTGACAACTTCAATGCCATTACCGAAGACGATGACATTACAGAAACTGATACAGAATCTGACGAGTCCACAGAACTCAAGACCCTTGCAGAAAAGTTCAACGCTTCACCAATCGGTTTAGTCGTGAATAACATTCTCAACAAATAAACAACATCTCAACATTACAGGAAGTAGAGAAAATGGAAAACAGTACAAAAAATGGATGGACACTCGTAGGAGAATGTGCAGTTGACTCAGGTCAACTCATGGTCTGCGACCCGTGTTACATCAAGTCACATTGGGATAGCAATGAGTTCACATCCAGCACTGATGAAGACAAGAATGATTTCTCGTATGACGGTGCGTGCGTTACAACAATTCGTCACACAGCAGGTCAGTTAGGAAAGAGTCTCGGCGTAGCAACATCCACTGCTGGTGGGGACGGTGTGTTCCCTGTGTATGTGCGTTACGAGAATGGCACAGCAATGGAGTTTCGTATAATGCTTGACGGTGCAAGGTTGACCAAGAATGGTGACCCCGTTGAGGAGTGCCCTGACTGTGGCTCTGACATGACAGAAACTTCATGCGACTGGTGCGCCGAAGAAGACGAGGACGAGGACGAGTGATGGCACCACAAGAGTTACTCAAGACGGTAAAGGAACTGCGTAAAACCTTTGATGGCATTCTTTCTTTCTACAACGAACTTAGTGATGAAGCGTTTGAAGAATTGTATGCACGCATGGAAACACTCATCAAAAAACTTGAGCAAGACGCACAATCCAACTTGGCAGACATTACACAAACTCCTAAGTTGCAAGTCCTGACCAAGACCGATACATTTATCAACAACCAAGTTCCACAGGAGGAATCATGACAACCAAATACCCCGAAGCACAAGTGCAACTAGTAGGTGAGGACGGTAATGCGTTCTCAATCCTTGCTCGCACGATGAAGGCATTGCGCAAAGCAGGCGTGCCCAGCGATGAAGTAACTGCGTACCACGAGGAAGCCACATCAGCCGACTACGGTCACTTGCTCCGCACCACGATGGCGTGGGTCACCTGTGACATTGGTATGAGCGAAGAAACAGTAACATACTGTGGTATCTGTGGAATGGACTCTGACATCTATGCAGATGCAATGTGCGAAGATTGCTGGAACGAAGCAGAAGACGAAGAAGAGAACTAAGTAACATCTCACGCCCCCAGTGAGGGAGAAGGGACGGTGCAAACCGTCCCTTTTTCTTGCACCCCATTACAGAAACTAATACAGAATCTGACGAACCGATGTCACTGAAAAACCGATGTCACTAAAAAACCAACATTACAGAAACTCTCTGTTGCAACCGACCGTTTTATTCCCTACGATGAAGTCAACCCAACCACAGGAGGATGGACATGACAGTAATAACGGATTACTCGCAAGCAGTGCGTGACACACGCAACGCTTTGCGTTACCACAAGCAACCAAGAACTTATACAAAAGCACATCTTGAGAAGTGGGGCGAGATTGCACAAATGACATACCCTGACACCAACGATTGTGTAAACCTTGACCTGCGCAACGCATTCGTACACGGATGCCTCTTGGGCTATGAGTTTGTACTCGTTCTTGACTCACCATCGTGCTACGACCGTTTGCAGGCTGATGCCTTCATTGCTGGTGTTGTCACTGGTGAGGTCTGCTGGAGTTTTGAGCATCGTGATGAGGACGACCTGTAATGGAACATTACACAAACTCTCACGGACTCACTCCCAACTAAACGAAAGACAAGGACATGACAGAAACTCTTCCCAACACCTGTGACGGGTGTGGTGCGCCAGTCACACGGTGGTTGCCTGAAGAACCACCTGACCGTGGGTTGTCATTTGACATCACTGGTTCATACGCAGGCTTCACCGACAACTTTCAGAAACCTTTACATTTCCTTAGCCGACTTGACATTTGCCATGACTGTGTAATTCGCCTTGTGGAATTGTTTCCAATCTTGCGACTCAAGTTTGGCGCAGGGTGCCACCCCTGTTGGGAAGACAAGCCCTGCTGTGCGCATTCATTTTCTACCACGGAAGATAACTCACCACGAGTTCCAAATGACTCCCTGACAGGGTGGGTCAACATCAGTTATGACGAGTTGCGAGAACGGATTGTCTGATGAATCACATTACAGAAACTTTCATGTTGCTCTTCGCAAGAGATTGCCCTATCTTTGGCAGTGGGCAATCCCGTCCAATTCCACAGGAGGAATCAAATGTCAACTATCTCACCTAACCCAACAGGGACAGCAGTGTTTGGTGCTTACCCATACACAGTTTGCACAGAGTGCGAATGGGAGCAGTTCTATCATCGTGGCAACGAGCGTGGTGCCAAGAACTGGGGTCATCGTCACAGCGCAGACACAGGTCACAAAGTTCGCATGAAGAATCACCACGAGTTCGCAGATGTGCTGTGGACGCAAGAGTTCGTGACCACAAACTTTGGCGAGCCTGCAATGCAGATGTGGCTCGGCACATTGAAGCCATTCGTCAACCACCTCGTTGGCAAGTATTCGGCTGGCACATATTCACTTGAGCAGTGCGAGCAACTGTACGCAATCTTCTGCTAATCAGCCCCCCACGGAACGAGCCCTCGCACTTCGGTGCGGGGGCTTTTTTCGTTGTCAGGACATTACACAAACTTTGGTGTTGTGTCTTGTGGGCGATTGCTCTATCTTTGGTGGTGGGGCATCCCGTCCCGTTTCCACAGGAGGAATCAAAAATGACAACATACAAACCACGACCTGCGCCATCTGAGCGTGAGCAAAAAGTCATCATGCACTTGATGACCTATGCCAATGGCAACTCTTTCTACACCGACATCTTGAACAAGTCCATGCGCTTCGTTCTCTCTGAAGGTCAGATGGCTTGCGTTGAGCGCAACTTTGAGACCGACAAGGTCAAGGCTGAGAAGAAGGCTGAAATGATTGCCAACAAGCAAGTTGTCGTAGGCGGTCGCAACAAGAGCGTCATTGGCAAAATTGTGTCTCTCAAGTTTGACACCGATGGGCGCAACAACAACACCCCGATTGCCAAGGTCATCCTTGAGCGTGAAGATGGCACCAAGTTGTGGGGCACCATTCCCGTGGTTGACTTCACCAAGATGCGTGTGGTTCTCAACGAGGGTGACACACTTGCGTTCTTGGCAAACATCACCAAGTCGTCTGACGACCCCACATTCGGGTTCTTCAGGTACGGCGCAAAGTTGGCTCACTGGGGCGAGAAGGGTGGCACTGCCACCCTTCCTGATGGCACTTACAAGTTCGTGTCTTACTCGGACGAGACCGAGTTGTTCGGCGGCGAGCCTGACGAATTGCCCGAACCAGCAGACGAGATTGATGGCTTCACCGAGCCCTTCTAGCCCCCCAACAACTCCCCCAGCAGGAGCCCTCGCCCTTACGGGCGGGGGCTTTTGTCGTTCTCAGACCATTACAGAAACTTTCACCGAGCGATTGTTGCTTTACTCACATGACCGCCCCTACAATCGGTCGTGGGGCAATACCGCCCCTTCCGATACAGGAGGACATCAAATGTCACAGGAAACACTGGAATGGCTCAATCAGAACACTCTGATTGGATTCACTGAACGCCGTGGAAACGCATGGCACTACAAAGCATCTGAGCAGGGCTCGGAAAGCAATCACTACATTGGCGCAATCCCCGTTGCCGATGTGTATCGCCGTTTGCTCAACTGGCAGGCAGTAGAGGCACCAGCATTCGTTGGTATCCCGACCGCTGAGGGCTTCAACTATGTCTTGCAAAATGACCGCAAGTTCATCGTTCGCTCCGATGACCAGAGCGTGCTTGGCATCTTCAAGGATGGCTACCAAATCCACCAGTATGGCGAATGGCTCATTGACGCAGTCGCCAACATCGTGGACGACAGCAACCTTGCCATCGGTCAGGCTGGGCTTCTCAAGGGTGGCGCAGTTGCATGGGTCAGCATTGAGTTGCCTGAGAACATTGAAACCCCATCGGGCTTCACCGTTCGCCCGCAGTTGCTCGCAACGACCAGCCACAACGGCTCGCTTGCCACGACCCACAAGATGACCAACACCGTGGTCGTCTGCGACAACACGCTGTCCATGGGTCTCAACGATGGCAAGTCTGCTCACCGCACCCGTCACTCAAAGCACTCAGGCTTCAAGGTTCAGTCAGTGCGTGATGCCATCGGCGTGGTTCACACCATGACCGACAACATCATGGCTGAGATTGAGGCTTTGGCTTCTGTCTCGGTGACCGACAAGCAGTTCTTTGACATCGTGAACCGCCTTGTGCCAATCGCTGAGATGGGTGAAACCACCAACAGCGCACGCACCAAGTTGGGCAACAAGCAGGACGCAATCTTTGACCTGTACAGCAAGAACCCAATGGTCGCTCCATGGAAGGGCACCAAGTTGGGAGTCATTCAGGCTTTCAACACCTATGCCCACCACATCAGTGGCACCGACAAGAATCGTGCCCAGCGCAACCTGAGCAACGCAGTCATGGGCAAGACCGATGACGCTGACCTTCAGGTCTTGCAAGCGATTGACCTCGTCCTCGCCAACGCCTAACAGCACAGCGACCCTCCACTGTGAGCCCTCGCCCTTCGGGGCGGGGGCTTTTCAGTTTCTGTAATGTCTCCAGCAAAACCGATGGTGTTTTTTGATGTCTCCAAAAAACCGATGTCACTGAAAAACCGACCTCGTTTTTTTGAGCCTTTCCCAATGCCTGCAAGAGTTTCTGTAATGTCCCCACGGCGTGTCAGCCCGTGTGCTGTGATGTCTGCGCTCGGTGGTGTTGCTTCATTCACGCTGTCCGTGAGGGATTGTTTCGTTGTTCGCTGTTGTTGTGATTCCGTGAGGGATTGTTTGATTGTTGTCGGGTTCGTTGTGGGTTCGTGAAAGTTTGTTTGATTGTTTACGAGTTCGCCCAACACATTTGAATCCGTGAAACACAAAACAAAAACACACGCATACAC